GGCAAAAAATTCTACACCGGCACCGCCAGCAGAAAGACCTGTTAAGAATGCGCCAATGGCAAAACCTATTGCGCCAATTCCTATGTTTGCACCAACGGCAACTTTTGCACCACCCAAAGAGCCAACAACGCCAAACAAAGCACCTGCACCAAGCAATCCGCCAAGAGCTGCGATACCTGTCGTATTAAATGCGCCTAAACCTTCCGCTAAATTAACTAACATGTCTCTTACGCCAGTGGAACCACCAATCATATCACTAAGGGCGCCGCCGGCGGATAGACCGGCTAAGAAACCACCAATACCTAAACCAATAGCAGTGATACCTAATGCTGCGCCTGCTTTTGTTTTAAGGCCTGTAACGGAGCCAAATAACATTCCTGTACCGAGCAAAGCACCAAGTGCAATTAAACTTTGGCCAGAAAACGCACTTAGTCCTTCTGCTAAATTAACTAACATGTCTTTTAGACCAGAAGCGCCGCCAACTTGATTCAAAACAAAAGCGGCGCCACCAAGTGCTGTTAAAAATCCAGCGATACCAACACCAATTGAAGCAATTCCAAGTCCTTTTCCTAAACCACCCAAAAGACCGCCAAGTAGACCTGATTTGCCTGTTGTTTGTCCTGTTGTCGTTTGAGTGGGCGCAGTAGTTGGTGTTTTTTTACTTTCTTTTTTAAACTTTGATTCGTATTCAGATTCACGCTCAGATGCTCTTTTAAAGAACATGTCTGCTTTGTTTGTCGGTGTGCCGCCTTGAATTTTTACTAGTTTAGCAACATTTTGTCTCATCAAATTCATGTCACGAGCCATAGCAGGTAACACCATTGAATTTTTAGCACTAATTTTTGTATCAATTTTTATGACTTGTAATTCATTTGAAAAATCAGACATTGCTGCAGTTTGAACAGCAGGCGCTGCAGTTGGAGCCAAAGATCCGGCTGAAGGCATTTTGGTGTCAACTTTGTATGCCTTGAATAAAGACGGCATAATAGCAGCAAGAAAACCTTCTTGATTAAAGAATTGTCTTGGGTCTATCTTTTCTAAAGCTCTTTTTCCAAGAGTTGATGCAATGCCGCCACCACGAGCTTTCTCTGCTTTGTAAATTTCTGCTAGTCTAGATTTTTTTGTTGCCATTTACTTCGCCCTTGTTTTTTGTTGAGCTTTTATTCTTTCTTTTTCTTCTTCTAAAAAGTTAACCAACATTTCAACATATAATTGTCTTTCCCATGGTAACATATTATCCAATTCAGTCAAACTATATTTGTGGTGTTGCATCAAAGAAAAGTTGGTTTGATAGTAGTTACCTAAACTGTCGTGAGAAAGACCTATCCGAAAAAATTTTGAATTCCCTCTACATTAATTTCCTCTGAATAACCACACTTTGGACATTTGAAGTCAAACTTCTTAGAAAGTTTTGGCATTGTTTGGAAAAATGTCTGTATTTTTTCTAAGTCAGATTGTTGTAGATTTTCAATAAATTCTTCTAATTCTTCTTTTGATGTTTTGTTAGCATAATATATCTGTTCTTCATCGTAAATGTAATCAATACAAGAAATCACAAGGTCTAACAAATCTGCTTCACTTTGAATGTTAAGTTTTTGAACAATGTCAAAATTGGGATATTTCATAACGATGCCCAACTTTGGTGAAAGTTCTATTTTATTAGAATGATTGGGAGTTTTTGTTGGTGTAATTTCAAGTAAATTTAAATCAACTTTAACTAAACCACCACATTTTTTTGTTTCTTTATTTTCATCAAGAACATCATTGTTACATGTGTAACGTAAATTTACAACTTCACCAACCGATCTGGCACGAATTTGTAAAAACAAATGTTCCAAATCAAAGACTGGTAGTTCATCGACTTTAACTGCATTTGTTAAAATACAATTATTGAGAACTTGTTTGATGGTGTTGACAACTTCTTTCGCATCTTCTGATTGTGAAGCCATCAAAAAGAGTTTTTGTTCTTTTACCAAAAACGGTCTGTATTTGACTGTTTTTCCGGTTGAGATTAATTTTGTTTCATAAGTTGGTGTATCAATTTTTGGCAGAGCCATAATATATCTCCATTAGTTAAAAATTCTTCCAAACAATGTTCCTGCTGGATTGTATAATTTATCTGTGACATTTGTGAGTTTTCGGCCAACAGAATCTCCAAATAATTGAGCTGCAGCCTGAACAAGGTCATAGTTGCCGTTAAAAAGCACTTTATATCGTTGATAGGCAAACTGAACAGAAAGGCGATGAAATCCTTCTTCGGACCATGCGAGTGGTTGTGCAGCAATGCCGATTGGAAAAGCATCAATCAATTCAACCGCATAAATTTGGCGAATAAACTCATCGTACTGAATAATTTTAATGTTTGTTAAGTATCTTGAATTGTTGCCTTTTGGATAACGCAAGTTATTTGTGTCTGATGGCATAATAGAGTCGGTCCACTTTTCAAACAACTTACGCTCATAGAATTCGTTAGTGCAAATAAAATTTAATGTGGTGTCATTGTATTGTGTTTGATATGGCACTTTAAAAGTTGGGCCATAAATCTTAGCGTCTGCGGTCACCAATGTTTTACCTGGCAGTTCAGCACTTTCACATTGAAGTGCTAGATAGCGTGACAACGATGGATTGTCGCTGCGTGATTGAGCGTCTTGTGTTCCGCCACGAATAATATCCGTAATATCAGCCACCAAAACATTAGGTAAGTTTACTAATTTTTCTAAAAATGAATTGCCAACAAATTGATTGATGTATTGTGGAATAGGCACAATGACTTCAAATCGTGAGGGTTTAGCAAAACCTTCTTTGGCATTGACATTAGATAAGAATGCTTGTGGTGAAAATGACATTAAAATTTCTCTCTAGATTCGGCGTATACTTTACTTGTTGAGGCTTTAGCGAATGATTCCATTGGCAACAAAGCGGCAATGTCCCACTCATCAGCGCTAATTTCTAAAAACCTGGATTCGACATGATTGAACAAGTATCGTTTAATACAAGGTTTAACTTCATAAATCTTACTTGCTCGTGAAAGTAAATCATAAGTCAATCTAAGTTTTGTTGTCTTATCAAACTTATCATTGTTTGCAAATTCACTCAATTTGTCCAAGAGAACGATACGTTGCCTTGGGTGAATGTAGTGTAAATTCAACCCTAAAAATCCATCGTCATATTGTTCTATGGGTAAGACCAGTGGGAACCTGTCGTAATATGGCAACTTATCCTTCGTTTTTGGATCGTAAAAGTAAAAGTACATACGACCAATTATGGCATTATTTTTTAATCTTTGTCGATCCGCAAAAAGTGCTTGCCGAGTGGGCTTCAGAGTTGGTATTTTGGCACGTAGCCATGCTCGTGCCTGATTAGTGCGAGCGTTCAAACCTTCTTTTGCAAGGGAACTTTTAATGCGGTCGAGTAAATAAGCCATGTTGTATTTAGGTGAATTGCTAAGATTACCTGTCAGTCACTGGTTTCAGAGCATAAGTATTGGTGTCCGCTTTTAAATAATACCTAGATTTTTCTCCGTTAAGATTCTGAATTCCCATCCACGATCCTTACAGAACTCAGTAGCGGCCTTCCACTTTGACTGATTAACGGTGTAAGTGATGTATTCGTTGATGAACTTCTGTGTTTTTCTCTTACGAACCGGTTGTTTTGTTTGATACTCTGGTTTGACTTCAATCACATGAGTCATTACAGTTCCGTCTTTGCGCTTCACTTTGACGATGAAATCTGGAAAGTATCTGTGGATCTTGTTGTCCACGGGATTGTAATACTTAATCGCCAATTCTTCGGAAGACCAGTAAACAACACTCTCACTTTGGTCTAACCAATCCATGACTTTTCTTTCCCAAGTAGACCGCCAGATGATGTTGTTTGAATCACCGGCGTATTTCTTGGGATTTTTGGGTATAAATCTTCCTTTATATGACATAAATACTATTTATTTTACATAGGAAAACTATGGCACTATTCTCCTTTGCAGACCTTCGTTTTAGAACAGCAACAAGACAGGGCTTTGGTACTAACGATAGGCTGTTGGGTAATAAGACATATAATTACGATATAGCTCGATATCCGATAGACATTGGAAGTGCGGATAAGGGTCATTATATGGTCATACACATCAACACACAACGTAGAACACAGTTTAACGCTACTGAAGTGTATGGTGATGAACCAACAATCATTCGTAATAGAAGAGAAAATGGTGCACCGACTATCTATTCAAATGTTGGAAACATTTTTAACGCTGCAAATTCGTTGTCAAGTGGAAGACTAGGCGGTTTTGTTAACAAATTAACACAATATTCAAATATTGCCGGCGGCGCCAGTGGCCAAGATATTATTACATCTGGAGCAAGAACAATCAAACGAACAACTGAAACGATTGCTCTTTACATGCCAGATACATTGAATTTTACATACAATCAACAATATTCAGACATGACTTTAACTGGTGGTTTAGCTTCATTGTTGGCCGGCGGCGCCAGTGTTGTTGACGCATTACAAAAAGGTGGTAATACAAGCGAATCTATACAATCTGTGGTGCAAAACTTATCACCGTTTGTTTTGAATGCTGTGACACAAAATTCAC